TTTTTACAAATTTACAATAAATATAATAAAAAACCCCACCGATTAAGATGGGGTCTTTATTTTCTATTCTATAATCAATTAAGCATTGATTGAAGCGTAGATTGCAGAAGTTGGTTGCATCAAGTTAATGTCCTCATAACACTCAATTCTTGCAGTAACCATATTTTGTTGGAAGTTAGATGCGTTCTCATAAGAAAACTCAATAGCTAATCCTTCAACTTCAATACGCTCACAAAAGTTGCTATCCAAGATAAGAACTTTATCATCAGTAACCCAAGATGCAGCAATTACAGGAGTTCCCCATATTGTCATACCACCATTAGGATTAACGATAACTGAACCTGAACCTGCGTAGTAACCAGCAGCGATTGTATCTTTTAATAAACGACCTAATTGTCTAGGGCTTACTAAAGCAACTGAAGATACAAAGTTTGCAGTCTTTTGGTTGCCGATATAATCAACTAATTGCTTTAAATCGGTAGTTTCAGCAGTTGTTGTAGAACCTGTTGCAGCAGCAGAAACAGTTGCAAAGAAAGCAGCGTTTTCAGCTTTGAAGAAATCTCTAGTCAACATTCTTGGTAAAGTTGTGCTTAAGAAAGGCAAACTTTTAGCCATTTGTTTTGAGAATGTAGAGAAACCAGCGATGTAATCATTAACCACTTTAACCTCGCTTAATGCGTAGTTATTCTCACCTTTGTTAGAACCTTCAGTTTGTGCAGCAATGTTGTTAGTTGTTGCAGTCTCTTTGTAGAATACATACAAACCACTTTCGCTTCTTACTGTTGGAACTAAATCACGGAAGTTAATTGCTTGACTAGGTAAAACTGAAGCATTAATAGCATAAGATGCTTGAGCATCACCTGTTAAAGCATTACCTAAAGTCATAGATTTTACATCACGTAAATCTAAACGGAATTTACCATTTGATTTCATTGATTTTTCCATTTCATCCAATTTGCCATCTAATTTCTCAATGATAGCCTCATCTAAAAACTTTACTTGTTTAGATGCGTTTTTCTTTTGTGCAGCAGCTTGAGCATCAAATTGTTTTTGTGCTTCATCTTTTACTACACGGATTTCAGCGTTTGTTGCTTCCAACTTCGCTTCAATACTAGCTTGAAAACCTTTAAGGTTATCAGCCATTTCGTTAATTACTTGTTCCATTTTTACTTTTTTAGTATTTTATTAAATTCTTTAATTGCCTTTAAGATTTCAGCATCATTGTTTTTGATTTCCTCAATTATCGGCTGGGGTGCTTCTGCGACCGCAGTGATTTCTTTAACGATTTCAATCTCCAATAAATCCGCTTGAATCCTTTTTATTTCAATCTCCATCAACGCAAAGGTTTCATCGGTAAATTTACCGCCTTTAAACGCTTTCAAGAGTTTCTCTAGCCTGTTTGCTAATTGTTCTTTCTTTACTTCACTCTTTACTGAAATGGTTGGTGTTTCAGGGTTTGCTGCCCATAATACCGCACTACCTTCGTAAAGTTTAAGTTCCGTAATTGTTCTTACTCCATCCTTTGCTACGCTTGAATTTATTGTAGTAAATCCAATTGAATGTTGATTGATTAAACCTGCATCGTACATCTTCATAATATCTTCGCCTGTTTCGGTCATTACTATTGGAGTAATTGCAATAAGCATATCACCTTCAACATATAATTGTTCAGGCTTACCGATAACCGCTTCCATTTCAGCACAATGGTCAACTAAAGACCATATTAAGTTTTTACCTGCTGGACCTCTTTCGCTTAAAGTCTTTGTAAATGCTTCAGGAACGATAATATCATTGTCTAAATCTACATTACCTGTCCTTGCCCAAACCGCTTTAACTCTGCGTTGTTCGGTATCTACATCCATTACTTCGTAGCCGATATCTTGTTTTTCAACAATTAAATCTTTTGATGCGTAAGTTTTCATATTAACAAAGTTATATTTTTTTTTATTATCCTAATGATTGTGCAATTAATTGTGTAATATCCATAAGATACCTATCACTTAAAAGATTGTGCATATAGCCAACATCTCCTTTTGGCGGATGCGATTGATAGGTTTTTAGTTTCCCTTTAGAATCTCTTTGTGCCTCAAATCCAATAGTGCATCGGCAGTTTATTACATCTCCAGCACTTCCACTTGGGTCGCAAGGGTGCAACATTGCTTCATTGAATCCTTTTTTACTTTTTACCTCAAAGTATTCATCCATTTCAACTTTCTTTCCGTCCATATGATAATGGTCAAATTGGTCTTGTGGCAATCTTCTTGTTCTAGCATCCTTTGATGCAATCCATTCTTTCATTGTTACTAATCCTGTACTTACCGCACCAACCATTGAGCCTATATTGGCAGCCCTACCTGTTTCGGTTCTAGCAATCATTTCAGCACGATAAGCGGTTATATCAGCCGTTCTTAACAATTTAATTGATTCAGGAAGTGTTAAGTTTTCTTCTGCTGATTGTATTAAAAATCTTCTAATTTGCTCTTTTGTTGTTTCCGTTATTTCAGCAGCCGTTTCGCTTAATCCTTTGCGTTCTAAATATTGAAGGATAACATATGCAAATAAATCGGTCTCCGCTGATTTAACCTCCAATGCCTCGTAAATGCCCTTTACAGACCTTTTAACGACTTTACTTGATATTTGAGCCATCTTTACACCCATAGCCAAATGTAGCTTTTGTATAGTCTTTTTAATGGCTTTATCGCTAATTGCGTTATAGTCTAATGTACGACAATAGGTGTTCACCTGATTTTGTAGTTCTTTTTTGAACTTCGGTGAGTATTGCTTTAATGCGTTGGCATATAATTTTTTATAATCTTGCCAAATCATTTTATGGATTTAGGTTATCAGGAATATTCAAAGGTTGGAATTGGTCAATAGTTTGCAATCCTGTTGGGATATAAAGTTTCTCCAATTCTTCGGTAGGGATATAATCAGGCACTTCAATATTCATAATGTCCAACTTTTGTTTAGGACTAATCCACCACGCTTTATCAAGCCATTCAGTTTGCTCGGATTTATTTGCTTCTAATTCTCCGTAAACTGAAAGGTCGTAATCTACATAAAGATTTGTTCCTTTATAACCCCAATCAGTGTGTAATTTCCTATTAAGGTTTTCAGTCAATGCGTTAAGTAATGGGATGGCACAACGAAGTGTTAATGCCTTTTCCCCTTCTCTTTGATTGTTATAGGTCTTTGAATCGCTATCGTTTAAAAGTTGACTAGGTACTCCGTAGATATTACAAAGTGCTTTTAAATCCCATTTTTCCGATTCAATGATATTAAGTTCAACAGGGCTTAAACCGATTTGTTTCCAATCTACTTTATAACCTGATACTGCAATTGAGTTAAAGTTAGCTGAACCGCCCTTTTGACTTACTGCGGTTTTAAGTGCTTGTGCTTGTGCTTGACCACTTGTAGGGTCATACCTTTCATCGTTCATAAATAAAACTCCAGCAGGTCCACCATTTTGGAAGGATGCAACGGCAGCGGTTTTAGCTTCGTTACTTCTTGTTAAGTTCTTTGCTGCTGCTCTTAATGGGCTTTGTCCGTACAATTGTCCGCCTGTAACTCCCCATTGTGGATTGAAGTATTTATCGTGTAAGATTTCTTTAGTATCAAATGACCACATTTGTCCGTAATAAAGTTGATACCCAGCTCTTGTTGGGGGGAACACATTGATATTTGCAATGATAGCCATATACTGACTAGGCAAAGCAAATAGTTCAAATGGTTTGCCCTGATTGTTTCCTGCTTCAATAAGTTTGCCATAAATAAAAGAGTTACCTGTTATTAACTTAAAACCGCACCATTGTTCAACTAAATCACTCCAGCAATCTTCTTCATTAGGATATTTTAGCAACTCGTTTAAGCGTTGGTCTCCTGTGTAAAGTTCGTATGCCTTTTTATGTAAAGTCTCAAGTTCTTTTAAGTTGATGTCTTTTTGTGCAGCTAAAGATTTGTATTTCTTTGCAGCCTTTTCATCTACAACCTTATAAACGTGGAATGGTGCAATTTTAGCTTTGTCGGTAATTAGTTTAATGATTGAGTAAACTATATCGTTTGCTACATATCCATCATCAACAAAACTTCTTTGGTCAGCTCCTTGCCAAGTAACTATACCCCTTTCAATTGCTATTTGGGAGTTCATCGGAATTGTTGGAAATAGTGTGTTAATCTTCTTTTTAGTGAAGATGTCAAATAAACCCATATTATTAGAATTTAAA